TAAAAGACTAGGCACACTAGTACAAGATATCTACTCTCTATTTGAAAAGGGACACTCTCCCACAGAAGAGAATCTAGATATCTTTGCTAGTAAGTGTAGAGACCTCGTCAAACACTCTTTAGAATCTGCTGGTAAAGTTAGGGATGTTCATATCAGAATGTCCAACTTAGGAACACCAGATAGAAAGCTTTATTATACAATTAAAGCTGGAAGCTCTAAAGAAACAAGAATATCTGAATTTAAACCCTCTGACCTTATCAAGTTTGTCTACGGACATCTTGTTGAGGAATTACTTCTTCTTCTTGTAAAAGAAGCAGGACATTCAGTAACGAATGAACAAGAAGAAATTAGTATTGATGGAGTATTAGGTCACAGAGATTGTAAGATTGATGGAGTGCCAATAGATGTTAAGTCTGCCTCTAGATTTTCGTTTCAGAAATTTAGTAACGGCTCACTTGTAACGAATGACCCTTTTGGGTACATAGCACAAATTAGTGGTTACGTACAGGCAGACAACGATAAAGACGGAGGATTCCTTGCAATTAACAAGGAGTCTGGTGAGATTGCTCTTTTACTCATAGACCCTATCGACATGATTGATATCCCTAAAAGAATCAAGACTGTCAGGGAGTTTTTATCAAAGGATACACCCCCAGATAAATGTTATCCAGATGAACCATATGGTGCGTCAGGTAATAGGGGATTGAACAAGAACTGTGCAATGTGTCCTTTTAAAAAGAGTTGCTGGTCTGATGCAAATAATGGTACAGGTTTAAGAGCTTTTCAGTACTCAACGTACGTAGATTACCTTACTACTGTAGCAAAAACACCATCAGTATCAGAAGTATCTGTGTAATATTTCTTGACTAGTTTATTTAGTTTGTGTATACTTATTTCATGGCTAAACGAACTAAAACCACAGATGCAAAGCTTAAATCTATCTACGACCTCCTTGATATAGGCTGGTCGGAAGAAAAGATAGCTAAAACCTTGGGTCTCGCTAAAACAACCGTTAGGTATCATAAACTTCAACGGTCTGTTAAAGAGAAACAAAAACCAACAAACCCCTTTAGTAGGACGGTCAAGGACTACAATAATTTATAAAGGGATAACCTAGGAGAAAAGTATGTTAAAAAGAGTATTGAACCTCTTCCGTAATGGACATGAGGATTTTTTAACACAACTACAATCGTCATATAAAGGAGATATAAATATGATTAAATTTACACGAGTATACAAAGAAAAAGCTACAGGCGCTGTTAAAACACAATCTGTAACAGTTAACCCAGAATTCGTTCTGTCAGTTCGCCCTTCTAATCGCTTGGAAGGTCAACGTTCTATTATCGTAGTAGCTGGCGGTCTTACTTACGACCTCGCAGATACATACAAAGAAGTTGTTAAAGCTATTGCGGCCTAATAACTTATAGTATGCGTAGCGGTTTCGAAAAAACTTTCTCTCGGTCTTTAAGAGACCACAGTATAAGGTTTAAGTACGAACCCTTTACCATACCTTATGTACTAAAATCAGATTACATACCTGACTTTGCCCTAACTAAAAAGGATGGGTCAGATATGTTAATCGAAACTAAAGGATATTTAAAACCTTCTGATAGACGAAAACTAAAAGCTGTAAAAGACCAACATCCAGAAATGGATATTCGTATAGTATTCCAGCAAGACAACTTCTTAACCAAAACTAAGAAGTCTCGTTATAGTGATTGGGCTATTAAGAATGGTTTTAAGTGTTCTATAGGATTCATTCCCAAAGAGTGGATTAAAGAATTAATATAGTAACAACAATCAGTTATTGACTTTTCCCAGTAACGCAAGTATAATTGTTCTTATGGTTCAATTTGTCGCAGACGTAGAAGTATCCTTCTCATTAGAAGAAATCAATCTTTTAAATAAAGTATGTACATCTAAAAACGTAGACATAGGTTCTTTCGTAAGAACATCAGTTATTCAAAAAGCTGAAGAACTTTTAGAGGAAAATGGAGATTCTGGTGGATTTAATACCACATAGTTTATTAGATGATTTAAAGAAAAACCTCTCTTTTACTAGGCTAGCGAAAGCTGGTCTATTTCGTAAGTTAGAGAATAGTACACCACAAATCCAACCAGAAATCCTCCTTCATCGTTCCGTTTTAGATAGAGCCTTAATGGATATGTTCTCTCCTTTCGAGAGTATTAGAAAGGATGTAGAAGAGTGGTTAGATTTAGACAATGAATCTTTTGCCTTCTGCTGTGAGAGAGCTAACCTAGACTATAAAAGTGTCTATAAGATTTTTATAATTATAAAGGAAATATTTAAAGATGAACGAATCAATGATAACAGTTAATAGAACAACACCAGACTATACTTGTGATAGGTATTGGGCTAAGATTCTAGCTGAAAGACTTCAAAATTATTACCATTCAAGAGGTATGAAGACTGTTCATGTTTGGACAGAACCCCTTCATTCAGACTCAACCAGAAAAATCTGGACAATTAAAAGTAACCTGAAATTCAAAATCCCAGTTGACCCTAAATAGCCCTCTGTGTTATAATTCTTGCTCACTTTGATTGAGAGTCGAGATTGCCTCGGTTCTAATTAAGAATTCTTACACATTAGGAGATTAGTATTTATGGAATTTACATGTCCCATAAAAGGGTACTCTATTACTTTGAGTTTAGATAGAGAAACCCTTATCGGCGAAGCTGGTATAAAAACAATAAAAGACCGTTATCAAAAAGACGGTGAACTTAACTGCCAACAATCACTAGCAAGAGCCGCCTGTGCTTTTGCTGACAATCAAGAAATGGCTAAAAGATTATACGACTATAGCTCTAAGTTATGGTTTATGTTTGCATCGCCTCTATTGTCTAATGGAGGTACGAAAGCGGGTCTACCAATATCCTGCTTTCTTAATCAGGTTTTTGACAGTATCTCTGGTATTGTTAGTAACCACAGTGAAAACGCTTATTTGTCTGTCTTCGGCGGAGGCATAGGAACAGACTGGTCTTTAGTACGCTCAGAGGGTACTAACATTTCTCGTGGGGGTGAAACTCCTGGTATTATACCATTCATTACAGTTGTTAATGCTCAGGTTAATGCTTTTCAACAGGGGAGCACTCGTCGTGGAAGTGCAGCTATCTACTTAGATATTTCGCATCCAGAAATTGAGGAATTTATTGAAGTACGAGACCATTTGAATGGAGACCCACGTAGACGTTGTCTAAACGATGGGTTCCATCACGGAGTGAATATTACTGATGCTTTTATGGAACTTCTAAAAGAAGATGGAGACTGGCAACTCATTGACCCGCATACTAAAGAGGTCAAGAATGTTGTTAAAGCCCGTTCTCTTTGGCAGTCCATTTTAAAACGTCGTTCTGAATCTGGGGAACCTTTTATCCATTTTTCAGATACAAGTAATAGAGCCTTACACCCTAAATTAAAAGAACTAGGATTAAGGATTAACGGCTCAAATCTTTGTAATGAGATTTATCTTCCCACAAGCCCTGAAAGAACTGCTGTGTGTTGCCTCTCCTCTATTAACTTAGAGAAGTGGGATGAGATTGAAGATAAAGAACTCTTCATAGAAGATTTACTCCGAATGCTCGATAACGCTTTAACTGTGTTTATTGAAAACGCACCTAAAGAAATGTATCGAGCAGTACTCTCTGCCACTAGAGAGCGCTCGGTTGGCCTAGGGACAATGGGTTTCCACTCTTACCTACAAAGTAAAGGTGTACCTTTTGAGTCCAATCAAGCAGAACAATTAAACCACAGTATCTTTAAACATATAAAAGATGCCTGTGACAAGGCTAATAAGAAGTTAGGGACTGAAAGAGGCTCGCCACCAGACCTAGAGGGTACTGGTGAAAGGTTTGCTCACACTAGAGCTATTGCCCCAAATGCAACATCTTCTATTATTTGTGGTAACACTAGTCCTTCTACTGAACCGTATGAGTCTAATATTTATACTCAAGCTACTTTATCTGGAACTTTAATTAATAAAAATAAGTATTTGAAAAAATGTTTATCATCTTATGGAGCAGACAATAAAGGAGTTTGGCAGAGTATTATTCTTAATAAAGGTTCAGTTCAACACCTTGATTTTCTTTCCCTCAAGGATAAGGGAGTCTTTAAAACAGCAAGGGAGATAGACCAATCTTGGGTTATTAAACATGCTGTGGATAGACAACCCTTTATTGACCAAGGACAAAGTGTTAACATCTTTACAAGAGCAGATATCAAAATGAGTTTACTTAACAGTTTTCACATGGCTGCTTGGAAGGGTGGACTAAAAGGTTTATACTATTGCCATTCTGAATCTGTTGGTAGAGTAGAAAAAGAAAAAACAAATAGCATACAACCTGTCTCTGGCGAGACATGTACAATGTGTGAAGGCTAAGAAAAGGTAGATGGTGAGAAAATGAATAATATAGTAAGTATCCTAAAAGAAAAAGAAGTAACTGTTAATGACGCTCCATGTGTTATTGGTAGAAATTACTTTAAACCCTTTAAGTACCCTCAAGCTTGGGAAATGGCTGTAAAGCATGAACAAGTCCACTGGCTACCTACAGAGGTTTCCCTCAACTCAGATGTAGCTGATTGGTCACACAATCTTACTAAAGACGAGAAGGAGATGCTTACACAACTATTCAGATTCTTCACCCAAGCCGATGTAGACGTCCTCCAAGGGTATGCTGGTAAGTTCTTACCCTTATTCTGGAGAACACCTGAACTGTCTGCTGTACTCTCTTCTATTGCTTCAAGAGAGATGGTACACGTTTGGGCTTACTCACACCTACTGGAAACAGTTGGGTTCCCTGAGACAGAATACAAAGCCTTCCTAGACTACGAAGCAATGGCTGAGAAAGAAGAGTTTGTAACCTCTCATAATTGTGATACCCCCGAAAATGTAGCTAAGACATTAGCTGTTTATGGAGCCTTTACCGAGGGATTACAACTCTTCTCTTCTTTTGCTATTTTAATGAACTTCCCTCGCTTCAATAAAATGAAGGGAATGGGTAAGATTGTTGAATGGTCTATTCGTGATGAAAATATTCACGTAGAACTAATGACTACCTTATATAAGATTTGGATGGATGAGAATCCACAAATTGATAAAGATAAACTAGAAGAAGAGATAATTGAAATCTGTAAGAAGATGGTAACTCTTGAGGATGCTTTTATTGACCTTGCCTTTGGTGTTGGTGAAATAGAAGGACTAACTAAAGAGGATACTAAATTATATATTAGGAATATCGCTGATATACGGTTAGGTCAATTAGGAATAGCACCAATATTTAATGCTGATAATCCATTGTCAGAATGGCTGGACATTATGATTTATGGAAGTAACAAGACAAACTTTTTTGAAAATAGAGTAACAGAGTACTCCAGAGGCACTCTCGTTTTAGACGATATATCGTGGGATTAAAAATATAAATGAAAGCAGATTGCATACAAGGGCTTAAGAAAATTCTTAATGCCAACACACTAGCAGACGCTAAACAGATTGCCGCAGACACATTAGGTGTTGAACCAGATGACTTCATTGAAGATGAAGATTATATTGATGGTGATATAGAGGAGTTAGACTTTGACAACTAAACATACACCCGAATTGGTAAAAGATTACCATGAAGAAGCGCAAAGCAGAATGACACCTAGAGAAAGACTTTTAACAACCGCTAAAGAATGTGTTGTTAAAGACCGAGCGACTACCTATGATACCCCAGAAAGAAGCTTTAATACTATTGCTAAGTTCTGGTCTACTTTCCTTGAAAAGGAAATAACAGAGACGGATGTAGCGAGTATGATGGCCTTACTAAAGATAGCTCGTTTACAACACAATCCAACACACTGGGATAGTTGGGTAGACTTAGCAGGCTACGCTGCCTGTGGGAGTGAGTGTTCCCTTAATAATGAGTAATTGGGATACTAGGTGGTCTAGTTTAGCTACCTTAGTTGCCTCATGGTCTAAAGATGCCTCAACAAAAGTTGGGGCCATTATTATTAATCCTAGTCACAACTCTGTTGTTTCTATTGGGTATAATGGACTACCAAGAAAAGTAGTCGATACCCCTAGTATTAATCCTGATAGACATGAAGGCCAAACTAAGTACCTATACTACGAACATGCCGAGAGAAACGCTATTTACAACGCAGCAGCTCAAGGACACACACTAAAAGGTTCTACCCTATACGTCACTATGCATCCCTGTGCAGACTGTTGTAGGGCTATTATACAAACACAAATAAAAAGAGTCATAGTTACTAACCCTGAGATAAAAGACTCATGGAGAGAATCCTGTGAAGCTGGTTTAAAAATGCTTAAAGAATCAGGAGTAGAAATAAATGGACTTTAATAAAGTTAAAATCGTTGGTATTACTCAACCAAGAATAGAAGGACTAGATTCTAGCGAAGACTTAATTGCTTATTGCGCTAGAGTGTCTAATCCTGCTAACCAAATGAATACACTAACCGCCCCTAAACTTGTAAAGTATTTAATGGAGAATCAACACTGGTCTCCTTTAGAGATGGTACACGTTGTTATGGAGATTGAGACCCCTAGAGACATAGCAAGGCAAATGCTACGACATAGGAGTTTCGCCTTTCAGGAGTTCTCACAGAGATATGCTAGTGTTAAAGACTTAGGTATTATTGATACGAGAGAGTGTCGTATGCAAGACCCTAAGAACAGACAGAATAGTATTTCTAATCCTGAGAGTGATAAGAAAGCTATTTGGCAAGAATGTCAGTTAAGAGTAGCTGATGTTGCTTCTTCTATGTATGCCCAAGCTTTAGAGAGTGGGATTGCAAAAGAAGTGGCACGTACCCTTCTACCAGAAGGACTAACAATGTCTAGACTGTATATGTCTGGTTCATTTAGAAGCTGGTATCATTACTGTCAATTACGTATGGCTAATGGAACTCAATTAGAACACCAAGACATAGCGAACAAATGCTGGGAAGCTTTGAAAAAAGAATTCCCTAAAACATTAGGAGAGTGATTATGACTTTTATCTTAGTCTTTGTTTCCCTTCTATTTATGTTTTCTTGTTTTGGTTTTGCGATTCTAAGCCGAATGTGTGGGGGCGGATGGGGAAGATTAAAACATAGATGGGGAGAGTGGGTAATTAACCTACCTATCCTTGTTTGTGTTTTAGACATGACACTCCTCAGTAACTCCCTCATCACTTCATTACTACTAAGCGTTGGCGCTTATGGTCTTGGGGTATTAGGGTGGAGAACTGGACTAGGACAATACAATAGACTTGTCTATGGCAATAGGTACACCCTAGTTCAACCAGAGAAGGTTGACTTTATCGTTGAGTTCTTATTTGGTAAAGACCCTAAAACTATGCCCTACAGTACCACACATCAAAGAGACATAGAGTTAGACATCTTTGGAGAAGAACGATTTGCTTTACGTTGCCTAACAGGCCAAACAGTTATTGCACTCCTATCTTATCTAGGTATGATTCTTGCATCTCTTTTATCTGGTTTCTACGGCACTGCTTTACTCTTCTTTGCATGGGCTTTTGTTTATCGAACAATCCCCTATCTCTTAGATGAGAAGTACCACCCCAAATTCAATTTACCCAGCAACGTCATTGTTGAGTACGCAAGAGGTGTGTTATTTATATTTCCATTCTTAATTTATTTACTTGACTCTCTACTAAGAGCCATAGTATAATAATCTTAGAGTGGCAAAGAAAAAATCAACATACTCACCTCCTATTGATAAAAAGCCTCAGTTACCGAGAGCCCTAACATCAAATCAACAAAAGCTGATTGATTCAGTTTTTAAAAAAGATTTAGTGTTAGCTCTCGGCTCTGCGGGTACTGGTAAAACTTACCTTTCTGCTTGCCTTGCCGCTTACTTCTACTCACTTGGTAAAATTGATAGGATTATTCTCACTAGACCTACAGTGTCTACTGGTAAATCTATTGGCTTCTTTCCTGGCACTCTTGATGAAAAGATGGAGCCTTGGGTAGTCCCTTTTATGTCTGTTCTAGAAACTGTCCTTACTAAAGGTAAAGTTGAATTGATGCGTAAGAGTGGCTTAATACAAGTTATTCCATTTGAAGTAATAAGAGGTAGAAGCTGGGATAATAGTTTTGTTATCCTTGATGAAGCACAGAACTGTACCCTAACAGAGCTCAAGGCTTTTGTTACAAGACACGGAGAGGGTTCTACCGCCATCATTAATGGTGATGTGACTCAATCTGACTTAGACTCCTCCAAACCCCTTGGATTAAAAATCCTTATTGATATTATTAAAACAAGTAAAGACCTTCAAGACCATACTGAAGTTGTTTCATTCACTAGCAGTGATATTGTACGTTCAGGTATATGTAAAGCTTGGGTTGAAGCATTCGAAGCCTGTTCTTTTTAATTGACTTAACCCACATTATAGAGTAAAATTTTCACATGACTGGACAGTTCTCTGACACCACGAAGGTAAAGATTGTTTCTGACGACCCTAGTAATCTTAGAGTCCGAGTTCTTTATTACCTTCTTTATAACTCTAAAAACTTTAGTCCGTACACACGACCCTCTAAACAGGTGTCGTTACAAAGCGACTATAATATAATTTCTGTATTTAAAGAGTATAAGCAACTAACTAACATATCTTTACCAGAAGTAAAGACAAAGACGAAGATAATATTTGATGTATCAGAAGACCTATTTGAAGACAGGGATTTCGGCCCAGTATTCTTACCACTATGTATTTGTAGTGATTTTGTTACTTGCTCTGACGCATACCTTCAAGAGAAAATTTATGAGTATACAGGTAGACTGGCTTCCATTATTGCAAACCCTAATATAGAGACTGCTAAAGAAGTTAAACCAGAACCTTTAAACTTAAAAGAATTCTTATGGGTAGGTACTATTAGTGATATATTCTCTATTAGACTAGAAGCATCCAAACGAAAAGACATTTTTGTAGCTACTGATTCATTTGGTACTAATATTGATAACACCCTGTACTTTATGAATCTTAAAGATAAGACAAAAGTATATAAGAAATTTGATGTTATTTATCTCCCTAAAACTTTCACTGATAAATCAGAGAGTAGGAGATTGACTACAGCCAAAGAAGCTACCTATCAAGGCAAGGTAGTAATAGCCCCTGAACTTGACTCCACCATGTTCTTTGACACAACTCTAGATGAGTTTAAAAAGTTAACAGAAGAAGAGATTAGGGCTAAAGTCGAAAAGTTTAAAACTAACATTGAAGATGCAGAAGGTTCCTTAACCTCTATTGCCCAATTAGAAAAAGCAATAGAGCAATCTAAAAATGATAACTTCTTTCAACTCCTTGAAGTTAAAGCAAGTAACGCTAAGAAGGATAAATAGCTTTATGAAGATTAAAAACGACCACCTAGTAATACCTGATGCTCACGCCTTTAAAGAGGATAACTTTGACCGTTTCAAATGGTTAGGTAATCTTATTGTTGAAAGACAACCAGAAGTAATTGTGAACATTGGCGATTTCTGGGACATGCCTTCCCTATGTCAATACGACGTAGGAAAGAAAGACTTTGTATTTAAGAATTTAAAAGAGGATATTGAGTCTGGCCACAAAGCAGAAAAACTAATATTCTCTGAGATTCATAAGTACAACAATACACGTACACTTAGTAAAAAGAAGAAGTATACACCCACTGTCCTAAAGCTTATGGGTAACCATGAGGCTCGTGTTAGTAAGTTGTTAACATACGAACCACGTTGGGAGGGTACTGTATCTATGGATGCTTTCAAGACTCGTCAAGAGATGCCTGAGACATTCGTAGACTTTATGAGTGTTGCTATCGTAGATGATATCGCCTATTCCCATTACTTTGTTTCTGGGGTTATGGGCAGACCATTCTCCTCCGCTAGAGCACTCTTGGGTAAGAAACACATGTCTTGCACTATGGGACATACCCACATCCTAGATACTGCTGATGCAGACAAGCTGGATGGAAATAGAGCTCGTTCCCTTATCTGTGGTTCATTCCACGATAAAAACTATAAGGGTTTTGCAGGAGAACAAGTAGATAATCTGTATTGGAACGGTATTATCTACAAACATGGTGTTAACAAAGGCGACTATGATAGAGAAGAAATCTCAGTAGAACGCCTAGAAAACTTATACTCTTAGTTGAGATAACTAGGTATCTATGCTATAATAAAGACTTAAAGAATACTGGTATCTAGTAGTAGCTCAATTTGGTAGAGCCTTCGCTTTGGGAGCGAAAGGTTGAGGGTTCAAGTCCTTCCTACTAGACCATTTATATCATAGTCAAGGAGACAGAGTAAATTATGGTTACAAATCGTTCAAACATCACAGCTTCTGTTAGTAAAGGCCCCTCCAAAGGAGCCCCTAAAAAAGCTACTAAGCCTTTAACTAAACCTGTTAAGTCTAAAAAACAATCAACAGGTATGACACAACAATCTATTGACGCAGCTTCTCGTATTGAAGATGAAGAAATGGCTGGAGCCGCTAAGTTTAAAAAAGGTGGTAAAGTCATGGCTAAAAAGGGCTGTAAAAAGTAGGTTATTATTATGGTACGCAACATTAAAATAGACGGTTCTTGGACCCACTTAGGCGTGTTTGAGAACAAGATATGTGGTGTTTGTGGTTCATCATTTAAACCTAAATCAGGTAGTCATAAATTTTGTTGTGAGTCTTGTAAAGGAAGATGGAAGTACTTATCTGGGGAGATGACTACAGAATCCCAGTACAAGTATATTTCAGGAAATTGGGAAAGGTATTTTTGTAGGCTTTGTAATAGAAGCCAAAAAAGAGTATCATTAACAGTTGAAGACCTTTTAGGTATTCTAAAAACTCAAAACTATAAGTGCGCTCTATCAGGAATAGCGTTAACTTGTAAGTTAGAAAAAGGGATTAAGAATAAAACAAATGCTTCTATAGACAGAATAGAAGCTGGTGGTCCTTATATAAAAGAAAATGTTCAGTTAGTATGTTCAGCACTTAATAGATTTAGGTGTGATACGGACCAACAAGAATTTATCTGGTGGTGTAAAAAGGTGGCAGAGTATGACAGAGAAACCTAATAGAAATTTTCGTAAAGAATACGATAATTATCATGGCACTGAAAAAGCCAAGAAGCAACGTGCCCTTAATAACAAAGCTCGTCGTAAAATGATAAGCGAAGGTAAAGCCCATAAAGGGGATGGTAAAGATGTAGCTCATGTTGATAACAATACAAGAAACAACTCACCCTCTAATCTAAAACTCCAATCTAAATCTAAAAATCGTTCCTTTGCTAGAGATAAAAACGCTAGAAGGAAATAAAGAAAATGACTCCCATTAAAAAGAATCCGTATTCGTTTTCTTTAAGGTCTCGTCTTTTCCAATCAAAGATAATCCCTAATAAGAAGAAAAACGTTAATACGCGGAAAGAAAGACACACAAAATATGAGTGACGACAAGACAATTATAGAATTTAAAACTAAACAACAAATAGTAGAAGAGAACTACTCAAATCTCGAAGAACAAACTAAAACTCAAGTATTAGAAGTTATTGAGAAGTACCTACCAGAAGCTTCTAGTATTGTTACTATTATATTTGATAAAGAAACACAAGAGCCCAAGTATATTTGGGGAGGTACTCTTGACCATACGAAGGCGATTGGCGCTCTCAATATCCTCACCGCATTACTAATTGACGCTGCCCTAGGAGGTATTGATGCTGCACCAGATGAAGACGAAAATGAATGATTTTATTAATTCCTTTTATAAGGCAATGGGCTCTAATAGAGTAGCAGTTTCTCCCGAACAAGTTGTAACTACTACTGCCCCAGTAAGCAGACCATCGGTTATTTCTACTTTTTTAAATAAGTATAAACCAACTGCTCAACCACAAGGAGAGTCAGTGACTACACCTGATAAGTATGGAGTAGACTGGAACTTCATCGAAGGGCTGGAAGGCACCTCCTTAAAAGGATATGTACCTAAAAACTCTAAGACTGGTGAAGTATTCGGTAACTCTGGTGTCACTGTTGGCTCTGGTTTCGACCTAGGACAACACTCGTTAAACGACTTAAAAGGTATGGGATTACCCCAGCCTATTATTGATAAGTTAAGCCCTTACTTAGGTAAAACTAAAGCAGAAGCTACTAAGATTCTTAGAGCCAACCCTTTACGCCTATCAGAAGAAGAACTTAATCTTATTAGTCCAAAAGTAAAACAAACAGCTTTGTCTAAACTTATTACTAAGTACAACCAAAATGCTAAGGTTCCCTTTGAGAAGTTGTCTAAAGAACAACAGACTGTTTTAGCCTCCGTGGCTTTCCAGTATGGAGACCTATCTTCTAGAACCCCCAACTTCTGGAAGAATGTTACTAATAATGACTGGGCTTCAGCCTATAAGAATCTACTCAACTTTGGAGATAAGTACCAAACTAGACGTATTCAAGAAGCAAAGTATCTTGCTGGTAATACTGATAGTGTAGTATAATAAGGGATAAGGAGAACTAAAATGAATTTAATTCTTAACCACCTTTCTGATGTCCCTGCCATTTTTGGAGCGCTTGTTGCTCTAGCTACGGTTATTGTAGGTATTACTCCTAATACTAAAGATGACGAAATTCTTGGTAAGATTGTTCGAGTACTTGATGTACTGTCCATTCTTCCAGTAAAGAAATAACTTATCGTGTTGTTTACAACGATACTAAATTTAATAACGAGCCTAGTTCCCCTAATAAAGGATTTTCTAGGCTCTTATTTTGTCTTTAAAGCAGGACAACAACACGCTCAAAAAGATGCTTTAGAACAAGAGATAAAAAATGTTAGCGAAACTAAGCAAATGGAAATCGGTGTTAGGACTTTGTCTGATACTGAACTTGATGACATCTTGCGAAAGTAGACCATTAGAGCCTATCTCAATAGTCCCAGATAAACTCGTAGAAAAACAAATAGAAACAAAGTTCTATAATCTTTGTACTAGTCCTATTCTACCTATTGAATTTAATTCTGATGTTCTTACTATTCTTCCAAGAGAAGATAAAATTAACCTAGTTACTTTGAATTGTATTCTGGCTGTTAAATGTGGGTACGCATTATCTTATAAGGATAAGTGCTCTACTCTACTATACCCAAAACACGATTAAGGTTATCTGATTCTTTCTTCCCAGTCTTATTTAGGTTCTTCTTAAACATCTTCTGAGGGTCTTGTCTTTGTAAGGCTGCCTTCTGAACACTACGTTTAAAGGAACCTAAGTCGATTGGGAAGTTCTTCTCTTTAGCAGTCTCTAAGACGTTCCTAAGAGTATCTTTATAAGCTTCCATCTCATCTCTAGCATCTTCTACTTCACCCTCTTCCAATAAGCGGTAGTACCTAGTTAAGTGTCTCTTAGCTATTTCTCTGTGCTTCTCAATGAATGGAGTGTACTGCTTCTCTAAGAGTTTAGAGTAGAAGTTCTGCTCTCTATATGTTGCTGCTTGTGATGAACTCACACCAACTGCTCTAAGCATAATGGTTGATGCAGATACATCTTGTGGAGCAATTAACTGTACGTTCTTATTGGTATATACACCCTCATTGGCAAACTCTGTAGCCTTTAAAATATTAGAAATAGCTACTGGTGTTAATGAAGATAGTGTTGAAGATAACGAAGCATCTGTTGAGTATTTATTCCAGAAGTCACCAGCTTGTGTTATGAGTGACCCTTGTACCCCGAGTACGTTACTTACGTCACCCCTCATTCCAAGCAATGATAGTAACACATCTTGACCAGGAACCGACATACCAATACGAGAAGTAATGTCTACCCCTAACATTCTTGGTACACCTTTAGTTACCCCAGCAGCTAATGTAGAAGAACCAGTAGCTTGATAAATCTTTTCCCTTAATAAATAATCAAAGTCAACGGTTTCACCCCCGAACTTCTCATATAAACCTTCTATTAATTCTTTTAAGAGTTCAGCACCAGGAAGTCCAACTAATCCAGCAAATACAAGCATAGAGGCTAATGTTGTTATAAGAGCTGTCTTACCAGCTTTACCTTGTCCGTACATACGAGCCATGCTCTCAATGGCATTCTGAGGGTACGTTTGGAAAGGGAAGAATAGCGCCCCACCAAGACCCCTCTGGAACCCTGCCCTACCTACCTTACCGAATACAGCGTGAGCCTCATCCAGAGCGTACAAAGCGGCATTCTGAACGATGTCTAGGTCTTTCCTAATCTTTATTTGTTCTAAGAAGCGTTGGTCGTCTTTATAGGCTTCCATAATTTTATTTTCAATATCAGGAACCTTAGAGTAAGACTCATATAAAGCCCCAAGAGAAGCAAAGCGAGTCATCTGTTCCATAAAAGACATTGGTAGTCCTAATAGGTTAGAGAAAATAGTCATCTTCTCATGAATACGACCAGGGATAGAGTCTACATCGTACTTACGACTCCCTGCATACTCACGGACAGACACTCCGCCAGTTAAACTCCCCTCACTTGCATACTTAAGTAAAGCAATCATCTTATCATTAGCAACACCACTTTGTTTTAATCCAGCTAATACTTCTGGTTTAGCGAAATCAATAACAAGAGTTCCATCTAGCTGTTTAGCATTCCCAACAAATTTAGTTCCTAACCACCACCACTTATTTAAAGAAGCCATATTCCCAATAACATTAGTATTGAACTTAGTCATATTTCCTAATGTTAAAGTAGGAAGAGTTACTACCTGTAATAAAGCAGTAGAAGGGTTACCCCCCATTGTCCACATAAAGTTGAACATACGCATCTTCATATAATCCTCTGCTGGAGACATAATATAATCGGCGTACCTTTGAGCAGCTTCTTTTAATCCTTGGTCAGCAAACTTCCCCTCTTTAATAACAGAGCGTATTGCTTCCATACGAGAGTCCACATGTATATTACCAATGTAGTGAGCTGCCCCAGTACCGTAAGCATGGTTAACCCTTGTCCAATCAGTTGAATACCCTTTAATATTATTGGATTCTGTTAGGTGTTTAGCAAAGCCCGTACTAAGGAAAGTCTTAATAAGGGACTCATGTAGCCCATTAAGCATCTCTTCATCCATACCCCTACTTTGCATCATAGAGAACATAAGGTCAAATGAGATAGCAGAGTCACCCACATGGTCAGCAATATTCTTTTGTGTTAATTCAAAAGGAACAAAGTTCTCAATATTGGAGAAGTCTTTAATCTTTTTACCATCTTTACCATAGATAACATACTTGGAAGAATCCCCATACTCATCTCTAAATCTATCTAGAGTCTCCTTTAGTTGTTTTTTAGAATAGAACTTATTATCAGTATCAAAAACACTACCAGCTTCAATAGTAGTAAAATCAATTAATTTACCAGTCTTAGCATCTCTAACGGAGAAGCCATAAGGGCCGAAACGTTGATGGGGGACATAGTCTCTTCTTTTTAGTTTTTCAAATGAAGCGAGTGTCTCAAGAACATTCTTATAGTACGCTTTTCTTGTTTCACTCTTTTCATCATTAAGAAGTTTAGTAATGTCTTCTTTAGTGAAATCAGAATTAGGAAGATTAAACTTCTGAGCAATCTTACCCTTTAACGTTTCCATTAAGTCTTCAAGAATCATTGAGTATTGGTTTTGAAGACTAATATAATGTTGACTAAATTCTTTGTCTTTTACTCGTACTGTTTGTTTATCTTTCTTAAAGACAAGATACCCCTCAGAGTCTAAATGAGCTTTCTGTCCAGTATTACGACAGTAATCCATAGTGTTATGTATACGTTCTACTTGAGTCTTATTTAACCCTTTTAAGCCAGAAGCTTTAGAGTGGTCATCCCACTTAGCATAGAATTTATTAGTTATTTCCTGTCTTGCTCTCTCAGTACTATACATAAAAGCAAATACTCTCGACTTAGAGGCTAAGTGTGTCATACTAGCTAAGTATTTACCGTAGAAGCCAAGAGGGCTTAAATTCTGCTCATCTATCTTAATAGCTTTTCTTAATTGATTACCAAATTCAATGGCAGACTCTGTTTGGTCTTGTTGGTGCTTTTCTTGAACAGCCTGTGTAATCTTCTGCCAACGAATACCCCTATTGAACTCGATACCATCTTCTACTACATCTTGAATACGACGTCCATTAAAAACGTCTTCAAATACGTCTTCAAATCGAGTACCCCTAAGAGCATCAGCAAGTGTCCTAAAGAACTTAAGAATCTTTTTAAAGACACCCTCTATTTGAGGATTGAGGAACTCTGGGGAGTAGTTAGGGTCTTTAAGTTTATTAGAAGCATAAATACCAAAAGCAGTAGCTTGTAATTCCTTTTCCCCATCTTCACTAAGAATAAGATTATCTATGTCTGTATCATTAAGACCAGTCATTTTTTGTACAAATCTTCTTAATCTAGGACTCTGGGTTTTTAATACTTGTTTATCCTTTTCATTTAAAAGATGGTCTTGTGCATAGTGGAAACCTTCGTGCATACTTGTTTCAAACACATCTGAGTTAGTTCTATTCTGATTAATATTGATAGCTACGGCAATGGTATTCAACCATTGAGCCCCTCTAACAGGATTAGTAACAGTATCAGAACGAATCTGTCTAAGAACATCGTAGAATTTAATAGCCACCCCATCCCCAAAGGACTTACGGAGTTGTTCTTTAATCCTATCCATTAGGTTTACTAGTTCAGGAGAAGCATCCTTTAAATCCACTCCCCTAAGATTCTCAACTGCTAGGTCATAAGTGTCTAGTATTGGTGTTGAAGTACCTTCTAAGTTAGCCTCTCTTTGAAAGTTAACATCATTAGGAGTATTAGTATCTTGGATAGAATCTGGGACACTAACTATTGGAGATTCCTGTGGAGTAGCTTTGACTACCTCTTTAACTTTAGTTCTTAGAACTTTTCCTTTAGAGTCAATCTCTTGGTCAGTCATACCAACAGTATCTTTTAACCAATTCCTAAAATCTATATCCTTCACACTCTTTTTATTAGGAGTGGAAGTAATATATAAAGCTTTATCTACATCATTAGTAAATGATACAGGCTTAGTTCCAAAGTTAACTCTAGACTTATTAAGCGTGTCTGGTAGTTTATGTACTACTGGTTTAATTGGGTTAGTTTGCTTAGCTTTTGCTTTAACAGGAACTACTAGAGATTCCTTAACAGACAACTCTTTATTCGGTTGTTTAGGGGTAACCATTAAATCATCAGTGGCTTTATACTGTACTTTACCTGTTTCAGGATTCTTACCAAAGTTTTCAAAGACTGGGTGTATAACAGGTACTTCTACTGACTCACCTGTTTGTGTTGGCTCTGCTGATAAGATGTTAGGGTCTAAATCCCCTCTATAAAGCCGCACAAAGCCCCTCTTTGTTGGTTGGGTACTAGGAGTAGTCTCACTATCTACAAGTGGCTGGAAGGCCTTTAAATCGCTTGCAGTAGTGGCATCTACAATATCTTCTACCTTTTTAGCTTTATCTTTTCTTTTAGTCTTAGTAAAAGCAGTAGCTTTATTAATAACTTCTACTTCTGGTAGGTTATCTATCGAGCTTTCTTCTTGTCCTGTTTGAGGATTAGTACTTGTTTTATTTTTGTATATGTCCTTAAATGCTGGCATCTTTAAATCCATACTTGTTGGATTAGCTACCATGGACATATAGAGAGCTTCTGGAGCGCTAGTAACACCCTCCATAATGGCTTCTAGCCCTACGTCAATAGGGTTTGTTATTTTTCCTTCACTACCTATTTGAGCTAAAGCTTCCCCACCAGCCCCACCAGCAGCTTGAACCCCTGTTTCCGCTAAGTGACCTTTAAGAGCAGATTTAAGAGCACCTTCACCAACTTGTTGACCCATATGTTCAAAAGCTTGAACTGATTTACCTGCTAACCCAGCAGTAATACCATCAAACGCTCCAACAGGGACACCTCTTAAAATAGCTTTAGTGTTTAGAATTTCTACTAATTTAGGGTCTTGTAAAGCAAATCGTACAGCTTCTTCATTAGTAGTATCTACACCATGGTCAGAAAGACTATCAAAAAAAGTATTAGCTGCTTCTGTAACACCAGAACCTACACCAAAAGCCCCAGCCTGTAACAGTCTTGAAGCAAAAGGAGATGTCTTGGCAAGTTTACCAACACCTGCTAAACCTATAGAGGCTAAGGCAGTTCCAGACATAGAGCCTAGAGATTCACCAAACATAGCACCAACAGCACTAGGATTCTTTACAACATTTTTAGCAAAGTCTGGGAAATCCTTGGAGGAGTAAATCTCTTCCATTCCCTTCTTTTGTTTAGCTGTCATAGGTTCTTCGGCAATCTTACGATTAACACGAACAGCCTCTTTAGCAACGTCTTCTGGAGTTTTAATACCAGACTCTAATCCAAGATAATCGTCAATGAGGGAAGCTTTACGGATACCACGTTCAACAGAAGAAGGTACAGGTATTTTATCAATCCAATCTGGATTCTCTACACGTTCCCACTTCTTAGTGAACTTATTAAAGCCAGCTTTGTACTCCCCGTCGGGGCTATCTTTTATTGTTGTGAATTTATTTTCTGGAGGTATATTTGATACTTGGACAACATCCCACGTCTTAGCGTCTGCATTATACGTCGCTACTTCATTGGTTTGTGGGTTGTACTTTTGAATGGGAGTATCTGTCATAATATTTAATTTTCAATGTTTATTATATCATACATTTAAACTAAATACTACTGACTAAGAGACGCTCCCCAAGGTATTTGTGTATCATCTATACTGCTCGTCATATCACTCGCATTGAGTTGGTCCATAATATCTTGAGCAGCTTTCACTGGGTCGTCTGTCATGCCAGTTTTAATAAGTGTGCTAATTAGATTATCTCTAAACTTAGTGCCGCCTTGAGCAGTCTTCTGTTCTAGGTCTTTAACTTTTAAAGCGTCTAGTTGAGCCTTATAAGGATTATCCACTTGTTTAGAATAAGCCTGTGCTTGCATACGTCCTGTTTGAGCTTTGTACATATCTAACATTTGTTTTAATTGTTCTTCTTGTGCGGTGGCCGCAGCCTTTTTCTCTGCATCTTGTTGTCCCATATAAGCTTGTAGACCTTGACCAAGATTAGTAAAGAAATCTCCATCACCACTTAACAGGGCTGCTCCGAAAGCCATTAGGGGTCTATTGATACCTTCGCTAGATTGTTTAGAAGTAGAGTCTTGTACAGACGCTAAGCCCTCTGTAATATTAGAAGCATTGGCAGACTCTGTATTAATCCCCCCTTGGTTAGTAAGAACCTTTTCTGATACTTGTTCTTTTTGTTGGTTATTAATTGTAGAATTTTTAATAATATTATACATCTCTGGATTACTCATCCAGATGTTTTCATACTTAGCTTTCTCAGCATCAGAAGTAACATCTCTTCCAGCTTTACCACCAGTAGCAACAAACATAGCATAGTCTTGTGCTTTACTTAAGTCACTAGCTGTTTGTGTATCAGTAGCTTGTTGTAAACCTTCTTTAGAGTCTGAATACAAGTTAGCCCCTTGAATAGCCCCGATACCTAAAGAAGCGGCGAGATTCGGGTGCTTAGCAATTAGACTAACTAAGGCTGGAATACCTTTAGCCCCAGCACTAGCCCCACCTTTTAATAGACTAGGGATTGTTCCTACTAAACTAGAACCTAAAGTAGGCACAGCCATCGCAACAGAAGCTGCATCAGTTGGATTCTCTTTAGCCCATTCAGCTATAGAGTTACCACCTTTAATCATAGGATTATTAGCTTGTTTATCAATGAAGTCTTGAGCGTATTGATTGTCTGGTTGTAAATACCTAGCTATAAGGGCACCTGGGGTATCATAGTAATCACTAATACCTTGCATTAAGCCACCGTCTGCGTATTTAGAGACAACACCGCCTTCGGCATATAAACCTTTAGAGCCTAACTGGGATATTAAAGAATTGCCAATTTGATTAGTAGCACCTGAAGCAAGGCTTCCACCCATACTCATCATAGTTCCGCCAAACCCAGCAGAAGCCCCTAGACCACCTAATGCGGCACCAACTCCAGGAATACCCATAGCCATTGAACCAACTGCAAGAGCTGTGCCTAGAATACTAGATTGTTTTTTAGTTTGTTGTGTTGTTGTATCACCTGTTACTTGTCCTGCAATAGGAGAAGCGATACTAGATAAGAATTGTGCTTGTTGGTAAGGGTAGGCCTTTTCGTTAGCCCATTGTTCGTAGTTCCAATCTAAGCCTTGTTGGTTCATTGCTCGTTGAGCCTCTCCAACAGTACTTAAAGCAGCAGCGTCACGAAGACCATAACTTTGTCCCTGACTAGCAGTATTCATTAAACCATTAGCGCCAGTGTAAGCTCTATTCATTCCTAAATTAGCTTGGTTTAAAGCTGACTCATAGGAAGAGGCTAGACCTTGTGTTTCTTGGTCTGCTAAATTCTGTTGAAAGTCTTTATACATCTGAGCTTGGGCTAAACCAGAACGAGAACCTCCAAAAGAAGATGTTTGTGCTGCTTTAGCTTTATAATCATTCATTTGCTGGTCGAAGTTATTAATATTTCTTCTTTTAGCGACATCTAAAACGTTTTCACGATATGGATTAATATAGTTGTTTAAATAGTCTTGAGAGAAGCCTTCTGTACCAGAACGCATAACTTGACCCATAGCATCATTAGCTTGGGAGTAGTTACCTGAGTATTGACCTATAAGGTCTCTAGTCATTTGTTGGGATTGGAGTTCATCTGGTGTAAAATCAGCATAGCGTTGGGCATCATACGACTCATACGGAGTATTAGCTGCGTCTGTAGCCATCTGTAAGGACTGTTTTAGTGGGCCTAATGCCCAATCAGGAACATTCTTTACACTAGTACTTGTGGACTTAGTACCGCCACCCATTAAACTTGACATATTATCACACCTATATTGAACAGAACAAAGAACCAACCTTGTTCATCTTTTCCCTTTTTAAGAATACTTCTTTACTCTCTAAATCTATATTAGTAAGAATATCTACGTACAAACGTACATCGTTAATCTCAGCATATTCTTTAGCAGAGTTGAGTAAATCTTTTGCTACTGTTGAATTCCTGTGTCCAGGGTCAACATAAAATGTTACAGCATGAATCACTGCTTCATCTGACCACCAGAATTCAAATGGCACTAAAGCCAATACACCAATAATACGATTGGTTTCTGGATGTTTACCTAGTAAAACAACACCGTCATTAACAGTGTCTACCATGAAGCTTAAAGCTTTTTCTGTATTTGGTTTAGGAAGAATATCACCTATCTCATAATAACTCTTATAACAAAGAGCAACAATCTCTGGTACATCTTCTAAGTTAGCGGCTGTTATTTTAAATTTAGTGTCAGTTGTTGTCATTAATTATTGTTCCATTGCGGAGGCAAGTCCGCGTCCTTCTATATATTTAGGAGCTTCCTCTTTTAATTTCTCATGGAGGGCGTCTAGAATTGCTAAGCCTTGGTCATAATTTCCCTTGCCTAAAGCTATAATAGCTGGCATGGAGAATACAAACTCTCCTTCACTAATGAGTACTTGTCCTTTTGGTGTTCCTGTATGTGGGTCTGTTACTGTGGCTGGGATATCATCAGCTTGACCTTTTTGTAGTAGAAGGTCTTGTCTAGCAGGTAAGCCTAGTGCTGATGTGAGGGCGGATTTTGAAATTCCCATATTTTTCTCCAAGTATAGGTATTATACCATATTTTATGTCAAACTGCTATACGCTTAATTTCTAAGCCCCAACGTAGTAATCGGCAGTAACCCGCCAGATAATACCAGTTGTTACTGGACAGACAATAGTTGTTGCTGTATTAGCTGTTGAAGATTTGATAGGCTGAGACGGAGATATTTCCTCAGTATACATAGTACCTTGAAGGGCTGCATCTGCTGGGAAACTCAATTGACGAGACCCAGCTAAGTTAGTAGTCGTCACTATGACTGGGGCTGCTGCTGCTGTTAAGGCTGCTGTAGCGAACCTTTGTATAATGATACGCGTAAAGTAGTGAAATAAACCTGCCCCTGCTGCGGGGACTGTAAGAGTAACTGCCGCCCCTGCTGCACCTGTAGCTGTTACAGATAGTGTTGTAGGAATAGGAGTTGTATACGTCATATAATCGGATAGAGAAGCACGCATAAATATATTACCAACAGTACCACCAGTAGTAACACGAAGTCTTACAGATTTATACCCGTTAACAGAAGCGTAGTAAACACCTACTGCACTTATAAGGGAGGTAAAGGCTTGTGTTTGTTGGTTAAGAACTGGAATAGTAAAATAGTTAGAGCCGTCTATAGTACCTTCAAACTGGTAAACAGTTGTAGTAACAGCGTTGATATAAATAGCTGCACAACTTTCACCACCTTGTAAATCCATAACCTGTGAAGAGGCTGACATTATTAAAGATGTGTTAGCCGCCACTGTGTCTGCTCTTGGTTTTACTTCATTTCCTAAACTGTCATAAATTACTGCCATATCTCATTCTCCTAATATCTGTATGAAAGGCTATAGTTGCCTAAAAATTTATTTTTAAATGTTTCTAAAACAATAGTTAGTATACCAGATTTAGGTATAGCTGTTAAACTAAAATTATCCATTTCTACATTATCTGCTTGATTGCCAGTTACATCTACAGCATTTAACCATACATTAACTTTAGAGGTAGGGGAAATACCAGCATCTGTTAAGTTAGTAGAAAACCTACTAATAGCAGTAGACCCTGTATTTAAAATAACAGTAGTAGTGGTAACACCTTTACTAATGTCTGCTTTACTATCTAAAGATGTTTGTAGTCCACTAACATCACTGATAATATGTCCATGCCCTAGTTGACTATATCTAGCATCACCTCTTGTATTATTTAGGTATTGGGTATGGTCATCATCTGCCAAACCTGTAAGAGCCCCGTGGTCAGTAACTCCACCAGAGCCCCCTCCACTACCAATAGCAGCTAGTAACTCTTTATCTTTATTTTCAAGAGTAATAAGATTACTTGTTAACAATCTAATTAAAGTACTAATATAGTCTTTAGTAGCTTTGTCTACAATGAGGGTAGGTTCAACTAGTCTTTCCATTTACTATTATCTTTCCCCATCAGGCTGTATACTGAATCTTGGGGCACCAACCATAAAGTCTGAACCAGTAGTATCTACAGCATACTCTATTGAAACCTGTCTACCCCTGCCCCTTAAACTAATCTTGTCTGTAGAGTTATTAAAAGTAAAGGGGCCTTTAATCGAAGAGGTTGTACTATTTGGGTACTTCTTAAAAGTAAGAGTTACTTGAGCATTTCTATTAGGAATAAGCCTAAAGTCTGGAATGAACTTGTCAACAAACATAAGTTTTTGCCCATCTTCAATGTCCATCGAACCACTTTTAATGTACGCGGGCATAGCCACTGAGTCAGCATCTTTCCCCACTTCATGAACATAAAGAGTCCCTGTAGAGGTTGTAGCGTATGGTCTATTAAAGACACTTGAGTCTAACCAAGAGGTCCTCTCCCATGTTCCATCATACCATAAGTTTTCTAAGTAATTATAAATAACATACCTAGAATTTTCATTCGAACTATACACTGGATAGAACCAGATAATCTCATTAAATTCTTTATTAGTACCACAAATAACTTTATCCTTTTGGTCTTTGTTTAATCGACCATCCCCATCTTGGTCAAATAAAAATAAACTTAAGGAACAAGGTAGTCTTTGAACAGAACCATTATACATGTAAAAACCATCTAAGCCTTGCCAATAAACAATACCATTAATATCTGTACCACAATTCTGGGAGGTGGAAGAGATGTTATTAGCTAGTATTTGGAATTGGAAAATATCAGTCCCACCTACATACCTCATGGAGTAAACAGTGGTATCAGTAAGAACGAGTATCTCACTCCTTGTTTGAATAGCAGCTACAATCTTATTACCTAATGGCAGTCTATACTCACCAGCAGTATTTGTTGGGGTTATCGTCCAATCAGTTAATGTTTCTTGGTCAGCCCATCTAATAGTCATGGGGTCAAATACACCCCCAACACTCTCTTGAGTCCCGAAAGCAACAAGGTGTCTAGAAGGCTGTGCAATTAGAGTAAACAGGTTTTCGGTAGGAGCGCCTGAGATAAGTTGGAGACGTGTTCCTAACCCCGTAGTTGCATCCCATTGGTAAATTCCACCTTTGGTATAGCAACCAATTAAGTCTTCGCCCCAGTTATCAAAACTCCAAAGACGTAAGATATTATCTATTGTAGAGGAGTCCCTAGGCATTCCGTATCCACCACCAGCTTCACCAGGGGTACCCCAAGTTCCCCCACCATACCCAGTTAAAGAAGTACTGCTTGTACCTGCTGTTGGGATATAAAATCCAATAGACACGGCACCGCCACCCGTAGAATTAGAAGAGGCATTAGACGTAAATTGAATTGTAAATGTGTCTGTTGTAGGGACAGTTTTAACAACGTACTCAAAACCCTGTAGATTAATACTCCCTACAGAAGATGCTTGAGAAATAACAAAAATATAATCACCAACTTTTAAATCATGACTTGTAGCCGTTATGGTGATTATATTACTACCAGATGAAACACTAATAGGGTTAGTTAAGGAGGCTGTAGTTCTGTATGGGGTAACATCGTATACCTGTCCCCCATTTAATATTTGTACATGAGATTCAGTACCTGATACAAGATACTGAGAATAAGTTAAATCCATCCAAGAATGAAGTTTGTTTGTTCTACCTATAAAAGTAGACTCTTTTACAAAACCACCGACTTTTTCAGCCCTACCATTTCTAAAACGAATTTTATCGCCATCAACCCAGTAGTTTTCAGATGCGTAGTCAGTAGAATTCTTAAAGAATCCAGGATTAATATCTATTTGTTTTAGTTGAGTATCACTCATTCACTACCCTATAAGTTCAAATATAAAATCACCATAGATTTCAGTAGAGCCGTCACTTGTCGGAACACCTAAATCGTTGTCAAGACCAGAAGTACCATCTAAAAGACTTTGAAATTTAATTGTTTTTGTACCTGTAAGGGTAAACATGTCATTATTAAATATTAATCTATCTGAACCAGCAGACCCACTCGCCCAACCTGAAGGTGAGTATACTAGGGGAGTAGAGTCAGTTATATTATAAAATCTTACTCGACACCTACCACAGTTGTGTACAAATTTCCACCCATAAATCTTATATTTACCAGCAGGAAGCGTGATGATGCCAGTACCTGTATCGTGCGAAGCCCCAGGAATATCTGATGTGACTGTAGTGTTTAGTATAACATCCCCAGCTAAATTACTATCTTTCCAGGCCATAGAGCCATCTCTTTGTCCACCACCAATACCAGTTGGTTTAGTTTGCTGAACTCTAAGAATAGGCGGAGTACTTCTAATGGAAGGTTGTAGAGCTGTATCCGCTTTTACCCCTTGAGCAGCAGTAGCAGAGTATGTTTTAATAGCTTTTTGAGTAGCTAATACAGTATCAGAGTTAGCGGCTAATGTCCCATCTGTATCAAAAGCTAAAGTAGATGCTGTTCCAAGACCAAGATTAGCCCTAGCAGTCACCGCACTGACAATATCAGATAAGTTATTAGAGGCTTTTAAAACACCCTCTACCATATCATAAATATTAGTCCCATCAGTATAAACAATTCGTCTGCTTCCTGGTGTGAGAAGTACTTCTGTACTCGCAGAGATAGGTTTAAAAGTTACGTTACCACCTGTATGCTTAGCGTGAAGAAAATACACTTTAGGAACGTTAGGTATAAACATAGAAATATTAGCAGACAATGTCCCTGTAAATATTAAAGATTTATATCTAGCTTGGTCTTCAGACCCGTTACTTGTAGTTAAAGTGATATTAGAGCTTCCAGTAACGTCTACTACTAGCGAACCATCTATTTGTTTATCCAATAAGTCAAAGACCTCAGCATTAAGTTTTGAACCCCAAGTAGATGGGTTATCATTCGTACCTTGTTTAGTAGTGCGGCCACTGGTTGTGTATGTTGATGTCATAATTTACCCTCTTAAGCGGTACTTCCTGTACCTACTGTATGTTTTAAAGTATTCTGAGAAGTAGAAGGATTACTAAAAGTTGAATTAGAATCTCTACGCTGTCTTTGTGCTTGATAATTCCAATCAGAAGCAGCAGTTTGGTATAGACCACCCCAAGAATCTACTTGAGACCATGCCTTCATAAAGATTGAAATATTTACCATAGTTGCATAGAGTAAAGCTTGCGAACATGTATTGTTGGTAAAATAATTTGTTGTATTAGAAGAAGATAACTTTGTTGGTACTGAAAATGCTCTTACTTCATATGCATAGTTAGAAGCTGGTGTTGGTGCTAAATACAAACGAGTTGTATCATACACTGTGTAATACTTTGGAAAAGAGGTAACAGAGGCTTTAGGCCAGTAGTCATAAAGGAAGTCTATTGTTTTTCTAGTTAGTAAAGTCCTTTTACCATCAGTACTTGTTACAAAAACAGAAGTAATACCCATATCTTTAGTCATAGGTTTAGTAATGTAAGGAGAGGAGGTTGAACATGTTCCTGTGTACCCAGCTTCCAGTTCAGGTAAGTCTAATTCTTGAACAAGCCTGTCCTCCGCAAGGGAGATAGCAGTAGGGATATAAGAACTCAATTCAGAGGAATCATCTTCTGTAATATCTTTTATTGTTTGTATTAGAGATGCGTAATCTGTTATTACAGTCATGAGTTAATCCTTTAGTTTGTAGGCCAGTCAGACGGTAGAGAATCCCTAGCTGATTTACTATAGTTTTCTAGTCGTACATTATCGACTGGTTTAGGGTCATTAAATTTAACTAATCTATTTACATGGTTAACAGGATGGTCTACTAGGTTAAAAATACCATCAGATTCATCTCTGTGTATTACAATGCCAGTTCCAGGTTCTACAACCATATCTTTTCTTTTACATTTGAAACCACTTCGGTCACTAATGAAGTTAGAATCTCCTGAACCTTTACCTGCCACTTATACCCCCAATAGTAACACTAAAGTCAGCCCTCTCTCTATCTTCTTCAAAAGCATCAGACATAGTTTCTTCTAATTTACTTTTTAATTCCATTCTTAATTCTTGAGGAACATTAGTACGTCTTAAAGACATCTCATAGGCTAACCAATCAATGAGTAGAGGTAAATACCTTTTATTTAAAGCTACCCTCTGATAAGATGCTGTAATGTCTTGTACGTTAGTAGCTACTAGTACTTGTAATGAATCCCCTACTGTAGAAGCAGGTTTAGGCCATATTTTTATTACTTCATTATCAATACCTTTATCAATGGAGTAGACAGTCGGTCTATTACCAGTTTGACTTTGAGTAGGGATATTGTTAAATTCTTTAATACCATAGTATTCTAAAGAGTTAGTTAACTTAGATTGTAAATTATAATAGTTTACATCTAAAACACTAGAGTAAATAGAATCTACAGTATATGAGGTAGTATTAGCTAGTAAGGGGATTGAAATAGTAGTAATAGCATTTAAAGGTATATTCTTATTTCTGAGACGTAAAAGAATGACGTTTAAAACACGTCTTGCTTTCTTAGCCTCTCCACCAGTAATATGCTCACCACCTATTAAGTCGAGAGCATCGTTGATAATATCATCAACATCTAGAGAGAAGGAATATGTTCCACTTACTGAGCTTGCCATATTAAGATTATACCATACTTTCTATAATATGCCTAGGAGATTGTAGGAAGTGGAACTCTAGGGTCATCTACATAACAAAGTTCTACACAACCTACTTTTATAATTGGAGCCACAGACCCCCCACCACGAACTGTTATGGCTACACGCCATCTAACGGCAGTACTGACTGCATCAAGAAGAATTGGGGGGGTCTCCAGCAGGATACTCCTAGTTTTTGTAGCCCATTTTGATAATACTGTTTTATTTGACCAAGTGTATGGGTACATTGCATCCCCACGCATACCAATTCCAGCTTGGTCTTCACAAACTAACTCAATATTATAAATCATATCAGAAGCATTTGTATCTA